CGGGTGGTCGATCACATCGTCGCGCTGGCGCTGGCTGGAAGCAATGACGGGGGCAACCTGGCCCCCGCGTGCGCCTGTTGCAATGATGCGAAAGGTAGGGTTGAAGCGCGGTTCATTCGCCGTGGCCATGACATCCGCGATATCATGGCTGACATCGAACTGGCGGACTGGATCAAGCGCGGCAGGCGTCGTCCCGACGGTTGAACCAGTCGTCGGCGCCGGGTAACCACAACGCGATGACGCCAGCGATTTGCGTGACGGTCGATGCGATCGGAAATTCGCGGATCACGTCGTCGGCGTAAAAGAACTGCGCCGCCCATCCAAGGAAAGCAGCCCCGGCAAGGACCGCCAGCGACAGCCATCCCCGCGCTATCCGTGACCGTCCCAGCAACGCCAACGACGGAACGAGGAAGAACGCGACCAGCACAATGATGAATGGTCCGGCCAGGTCGCCGAAAGCAGCCTGGAGCGGGCCGACGTTGATGACGTTGTCGGTGATTGTATAGCCGATGGTGCCGATCAGTATCGCGGCGCCGAATGCCGCTGAAAATGGTATGCGCATAATGGTTTGCCTCCGTGTGAAACCGGTCGAGGAGGCAGATATTTAGCGGGCTGTCGAGGCTCGAACGATAAATAGAGACGTTGCTCCCGTGCTGTCGGATCGCGGTGACGACCACGATCCGGCAGCGCAATCGTCCCATATAGTGGGGCGGGTAAAATCATAATATACCATATATTGGGACTACCGCAGTCCAGGTTTTTTTTCACGCGTCCGAATTAAAATTCGGCGCGATCATCCCGCTCTTCGTCTTTAAGCGGCAAAAGTGATGGCGAGACAGCGTAAAGCCTGTCTATCAAATAATAAAGTCCGTGCAATGTCGTGATGGTCAAGCTTGCAACGGGAATATTGAACAAAATAATCGAAACGCCACGCATGTAATTTTTGTCAATGTCAACTCTCCAATCAGAGAAAGAGAATGACGCATCTTCTACTTTTGGGTTGGCATCCGCTACGATGACGATGACGATAGAAGCCAGGGTGATTATTAAGGATAAAAAGGCAAGGTAGCCGAACATGGAACAAACGAACTGACGCCTCGATAAGAATTCTGCGTCTTCACCTTTTTTGTGGGGATATTTTATACGCCCAACTTCGATTGTTTTATCAAGTCCATTTACCTGGTGCGCAAAAGTTGCGACAGCGACCAAACCGGCGACGTAAAAGCCGGTCAAAACAGACGAGAAAGTTCCAACTTTATCGATGAAGCCGTCTTTGTGAAAAAAGTTCGCATTGTTTTTAATGATGAAGGGGATCGATATCCCTAAAAGGAAAAGTAAAATTAAAAAAATGTCTCTCCACCAAATTGGAAAGCCGTTCTCGCCACGTAAGCTGAGATATCTCAAAGGGTAGAACGGGATGTTCATAAAATCCCCTTAGTTCTTCATAAGCTTTAACGATGCATTTACGATGGCTGGAACTACAGAAACAGTGCAGTTTTCGAGGGGGACTGTAAACTGAACCTGTTCTGCTCGAACAAAAAGTATTTCAGATGCTTCTGCAAGTCGATCTAGTTTGACCGTCTTGTGGCGCTCGTCGTCGAGGTTTAGGTCTAGCCTTACATCTTCCCATTTCTCGTCGCGCGCGGCGGCGACAAAGGTTGTAAATTTGTCGCGCCATGCAGCGCCTGATGGATCACCGATAACTCGGTATTTGACTTGAACCTCACGAGCTTCCGCGATGCCCTCGCTGTCTGGAACACCGCTGACTTCGGTTCGGGTCAAAGTGATGAAATTGATGGACCCTTTCTTTTTGAGCGCGTCAGTCAAAGCCTCGGTTTTCAAGCCGAGAGCTTTTAAGCAGCAATAAGTGTCCTTTTGCTCCTTTTTCTTATCTTCGTAAGGATAAGTATATTCTCTGAGGCAGAGTGCTATAAGCTCTTTTATGCGGCTAAAGCTGATCCCTGGAATTTCTTCAAGAACTGCACTGTAAACGTGCGGCCTGATGGCATTCGTGCTGACGACCACATGGGCGGAATGCGCCTGTTCCTCAAGAATGTCCTTTTTCCCTGGTCGGACGGTAATTCCGTCCTTCTTCTTCGTCCGATACATCGGATCGGCAGCGTTCGGGCTTCCTTTGTGAATCAGCAGCGCTATCGCGTTTTTATCCGCATAATGTTCGGCTTTGATGATCTCTATCGAGTCATTATTCTCGACGGTTAGTGACGCCTTATTATTCAGCATTGCCTTGCGTATCGCCTTCAAGACACAAGGATAGTTGTTGCGAGAATCTACCAGCGGCGGCGGGGGAACGCTCCGCGCTTTAGAAGAAAATTGAAATTCGTAACGTCGAAAAAAGCGAGAGTGCTTTTCAAGCAGCATGTTTATGTTCCCACTTTGTGTGATCGGATTATCGCGTCGATAAATATACTGATGCATCCTGGCAAGAAACTAACTGATCCAGCAAGGAAAAAGCTGGCCAACACCCACAAACCCAGCGTAGATTCCAACGTCGTGTCGATCGCTACCGACATCGTCCGCGATCTGCCGGTCATGCCGGAATGGCTCTCGCCCGGCGCCCGCGAAGTGTGGACCACTGACATCGAGCGGATTGCCGCGATGGGGGCGACCGCCGTCGATAGCAGTGCCGTCGCCCTCTATTGCGAAACCATGGCTGTCTTCGTCGCTTCCGTTCGCGCGAGCGAGCCGGTCAACGCCGCCTTTCGATCGGAACTTCGTAAGCAAGCCGAGTTGCTCGGTATTGCGGGCGCCAAGTCGCGTCTGGCGCGGATCGCGTCGGCCGAACCGGTGAAGGCCAGTCCGTTCAGCGTTCGGCGATAGGTTCGGCGCAGGCGCTTAGTTTCTCGATTTGCTCCTTCGCGCCAGCCGTGATGCCCATGAAATTCCGAAGCCACAGCTTCACCACTCGCCGATTTCCTTCGTCGATCACATCGACCAGAATGTCACGTTGGATGCCGTCGTTCGTATAGGACATTCCGTTTTCGATCGGCATTGCGCGCATTGACGCCGAAAGTGTCCCGACCCAGCGCGAACCCAAACATCCCAACAGCTTGTCCATCGGGACCGAAGACTGGCCTTCCCAACGGGGCGGGCGCTTCCTCCATTGCTCAACGGTCGCGGTCGATCCGATCGACGGAATGACCATTACCATCGCGGCCAGTGCAAGTCCGAATTTCATTGCTTTCCCCCTAAATATACGGTGCCATTACCCCGTTATCCTCGAAATTCATATGCTTGGGTTGCCACCGATTACGCGAAGAAAGTCGTCAACGGCAAGATCGAAGCGTGTTGGCAAATCCGCGCCGCGTGTCAGCGCTATCTCGACGACCACGACCGCACTGACATCGAGTTCAACACCGAATATGTCGATCACGCCTGCGAATTTATCGAGGCTCTTCCGCATGTGACCGGCGCGCTGGCAGGCCAGCCGATCAAGCTGGAGCCGTTCCAGGTTTTCTTCATCGCGAACATCTTCGGATGGATTGTGAAGGCGACCGGCCTGCGCCGCTTTCGCGAAGCGCTGGGGCTGTTTCCGCGCGGAACCGGCAAGTCTCTGATCGGCGCCGCCATTGGCGTCTACATGAACTTCGCGCTCGGCGAACAGGGCGCGCAAGGGTTTAGCGGTGCCACGTCGATGGACCAGGCCGCTGCTGTGTTCGACCCTGCGAAAAAGATGGTCGAGATGACCCCGGACCTGGCTGACGCCCTTGGCTTGGAAGTGTCGGCCCGCGCCATTTTCCAGTCTCACACCGGCAGCAGTTTCAAGCCAGTTATCGCCAAGACCAAAGACGGCGGCATCCCGTGGATCAGCATCTGTGACGAGTTGCACCAGGCCATAGACGGCACCCAGCTTGCGGCCTTCAGGACTGGGATGGGCAAGCGTCGCGGTTCCGATCCCCTCTTGCTGATTATCACGACGGCCGGGTTCAATCTCGCCGGGGTGTGTCGCCAGGAGCAGCTATATTTCGAGGCCGTGCTGACTGGGACAATCCGCGACGACAGCAAGTTTGCCATGATCTACACGATCGACGCCGACGACGATTGGCGCGATTTCCGGGTCTGGGAAAAGGCGAATCCGGGATATGGGGTCAGCGTCGATGAAGATCATCTTCGTCGCGAATATGAAAAGGCGCTTCAGTCGCCCCGATCGCAAACGGAGATGCTGACCAAGTATCTCAACGTCTGGTGCAACAGCGCGTCCGGCTGGTTGAATTCTGTCGATTGGGCGAAGGCGGCCGATCCCGCGCTCGACATCCCGCCTGGGACACCCGCCTGGCTTGGCGTTGACCTTTCGACGAAGACTGACCTGACCGCGATCGTTGCCGTGTGCCTGCTCGCCGACGGCCGGAAAGCTGTCGTGCCATATCTCTTTTTGCCGATCGGCGCACTGGATCGCTCGCCGAACCGGGAGGCCTACACCGATTGGGGCGCATCTGGTGTCGTCCATCAAACCGAAGGCAGTGCATCCGATCACGCAGCGGTCGAGGCGAAAATCCGCGAATTGTGCCGGACCTACAATGTCCAGCAAGTTGCATTCGACGCCTGGCAATCCGCGACGATCAGCCAATCGCTCGCGGCGGACGGGATCAGCGTGGTCGAATTTCCGCAGAAGGCGGCCACGATGCATCCGGCAATGGTCGATTTTGAGGCCGACCTGTTGAACGGCCAGATTGTCCACCCTGACAATGCCTGCCTTAACTGGATGGCGTCGAACATCAGCGTCACCCGGCGCGGCGCGATGATGTCGCCATGTCGTCCGACCGGCCAGGATCATCTCAAGATCGATGGCATGGTGGCTGCGCTGATGGCCCACGCGATTTCAGGCGTCGAACCGCCACCGGCACGCGCCGACATCGCCCTGGAATTCTGGGACTGACTAAATAGTCGATGGGAAAAATCATCGATTTTCTGTTCGGTCATCCGGTCGAGCAGTCGTTCGCTACCAAGTCCGCCACCACGACCACCGTCCCGGTTCATTCGCCCGAAACGATCGAGCGACAACTACGCGACGAGCATGAATTCGGCACGTCCGCGATTGCGATCTCGGCCGTCTTCGCCTGCGCGCGTGTGATCGCCGAAGGTCTGGCGCTGCCACCTTGCTATCTCCACCAAACAGACGCGCGCGGGAAAAAGCTGGCGACCCGCCATCCGCTGTATCGTCTGCTCCACCTGGCACCGAACGATAGGCAGACCTCTTACGAATTCCGCGAGCAGATCGGCCTCCACCTAGCCCTAAACGGCAACGCCTTTGTCTGGGTCAACCGCTCGCGCGCGACCGGCGAAATCCTCGAAATGCTGCCGATGGAGCCTGGTTCGGTAACCGTGCTGGTCGATCCGTCGGTGATCGGCGGGCCTGTCCGATACTTTCTCTACGGCTTGGAAGTGCCTGCCGACCAAATCTGGCACCTCAAGGGTTCGTCGTGGCAATCGCATCGCGGGATGACCGCCGTAGATAACGCTCGACAGGCGATCGGCCTCGCGCGTCACGCCGAGAAATTCGCGTCTGACCTGTTCGTAAATGGGGGCAAACTCTCCGGCTTGATCAGCGCCAAGACGCCGATGACCGACGACCAGGTTCGGCAGCTTCGCGAGGCCTGGTCGCGCGCATATTCCGGCCCAGGAAAGCAGCACAAGACCGCCTTTCTTCCCGCCGACCTTGCTTATACGCCGATGTCCGCGACCGCGACCGACGCGCAGATGATCGAAGCCCGTCGTTACCAGATCGAAGAGATTTGCCGGTTCTTCCGCGTCAGTCCGACCAAGGTTTTCCAGAGCGGCGGCAGCCAGTCCTATGCCAGCGTCGAGCAGGCGCATATCGCCCACGACCAGGATACGGACGCCCATTGGCACACCCGCTTCGTCCAATCGGCTTCCGTCCACCTGCTGACGGCAGCAGAGCGCGCGGCCGGTTACACAATCTCGCTCGACAACCGTGACTTTTTGCGCGGAACCGCCGTCGAACGGATGACCTATTATAACGCTGGTATCGCGGCCGGGATCATCACCCGTAACGAAGCCAGAGAGATGGAAGGGTTTGACCGTTCGGACGATCCGTCGGCCGACCGTTTGACGCCCGCCGCGAACCTGTTCGGTCCCGACCAGGCCCCGCCCGCCGCAGCATAAATACTGATATGCAGAAAAAGGCCCTGGCACTGCGCAACGTAAAGTTCGCGCCACCGACCGACGATACGACCGAAGCCCGATCCTTTGAAGGATACGGCGCGGTTTTCGGCAACATCGACAGCTACGACGATATCATTGCGCCTGGCGCTTTCGCGGCGTCGATCGCCGAACATAAAGCGGCCGGGACCATGCCGGTGATGTTGTGGAACCATGACGCGATGGCGATGCCGATTGGCGTGTGGACCGACCTTTTTGAAGACGAACACGGCCTGAAAATGTCGGGTCGGTTCCTCGACACCGTGGCGGGCCGCGATGCCTACACGATCGCGAAAGCGGGTGCCGTGACCGGACTCTCGATCGGCTACATCGTTACCGCGTCCGAGATCGAAAAGCGCGATGGCAAAACCGTCCGCGTCATCACCGAGGTGAAGCTGATCGAAGTCAGCCTGGTGACCTTTCCCGCGAACGACCTTGCCCGCGTCGATGATGTGAAATCCCAAAAACTGGAGAATGCAGAAAACATGAAATTGCAGCGCAAGTCGCTCGAACGCCTGGCCGAACTGTTCGGTGAAGCGAAAGACCTGATCGATGGTCTCGTAACCGAAGCTGACGAAGAAAAGTCCGAGGTCGATGATCAGGCCGATGACGACGAAAGTATCGGAAGCGAAGAAAATTCATCGGACGACGCAGTGCCGGAAAATGAAGCCGAGGTTCCGTCCGACGAAGAGATCGAAGGCGAAGCTAAATATAATTTGACGGCACGAATTGAGGCCGTGCGTAACCTAACCCTTGCTGTGAAAAACCTGGAGAACCATGGCCGATAAAATCCTCGACGAGATCAACACTCTCGCTACTGCTGTTACCTCGCGCTTCGACGACATCGAAGGCAAAATGAAGGCTCTCGAAAAGGCGGGCAACCGACCGATCATCGACGGCGCGGAAAATCCCGAACTCAAGTCGGCGTTTAACGCCTTCCTGCGTGGCAACCAGGCCGAATTCAAGGCCATGTCCGCCACTGGCACCGACGAAGGCGGTGTGACCATCCCCAAGCAGATGGCCGCAAGCATCCGCGCCCGCGTGCAGGAAATCTCGCCGTTCCGCAGTGTTGCCGAAGTCGTCACCGTTTCCACCCCTGACTATCGCATTCCGTTCGCCACCACTGGCGCCGATGCTGTCTGGGTTGGCGAAAAGGACGCACGTCCCGAAACTTCCGCTCCCAAGATCATCGAACTGACGCCGTCGTTTGGCGAACAGTATGCTTCGCCGTTCGTAACTCCGACCCTTCTGGAGGATTCGGCCTACGATATCGAAGGTTTCCTGGTGAACCAGGTTGCGATCAAGTTTGCCCAGATGGAGGGCGCCGCGTTCCTCAACGGCACCGGCATCAACCAGCCCAAGGGCATCCTGACCGTTGCCACCGCTGCGACCGCCGACAACACCCGCGCGTTCGGCACGCTTCAGCACGTCACCAGCGGTGCAGCGTCGAACCTGACGAGCGTCGATCCGCTGCGTAAGCTGGTTTACAGCCTCAAGGCCGAATTCCGCGCAAACGCCAAGTGGATCGCCAACCGCGACACCATCGGCACCCTGATGTCGTTCAAGGATTCGACCGGCCGCTATCTGTGGCAGGACGGCCTCGAAGCTGGTCAGCCGGGTCGCTTCATGGGTTATGAAGTGGTCGAAATGGAAGATATGCCCAACATCGCGGCTGGCGCCACCCCGATCATGTTCGGGGACTTCCGTCGCGGCTATACCATCGCCGATCGCGTGGGCATCTCGATGCAGTATAACCCTTACGCCTTCGCACCGTATGTGGCCTATCAGACCCGCGCCCGCGTCGGCGGCACGCCGACCGACACCGATGCGGTCAAGGTTCTGAAGATCGCGGCCTAATCGGCTTCGACGATCGAACCAAAGGAGGGGCCGGGGAAACCCGGCCCTTTTTCGTGACAAGATAAATACCGGCGTGAAGAGAATTTCCGCCCCCGCATTTCCTGCCGTTTCCGCCGACCAGTTGCGTGAATGGCTGCGCCTCGACCCGGATGTCGATGCCGACACCCTTGATCTATTGCTCGGCTCTGCCGTTGATCACGTCCAGGCCCTGACGGGCCAAATCGTCGTCAGCGCCGATTACGAGACTGTTTTGCACGGGCCTGGTTGCCATGTCATCACCATCAGCAATTCCACAGCGGTCGCCCTTTTTGACCAGGCCGGTGACCCGATCCCCGACATCGACATCGTCGAAGCCAGCGTCCACGGCGATCTGGTCTTCGTCGAAGTGCTTCCGGCTGACCGTGGTCCGGTAACCGTCCGCGTGACGGCTGGCTGGACGACCGAAGAGATGGTCCCCGCATCATTGCGCCACGCCATCGCGGTCTATGTCGGGGCCGCATACGATAGCCGCCACGCTATCGACGACGCCACACTTCGCACTGTCGCTGCGCTTTGCCAGCCCTTTCGCCGGATCGTCATCTGACCATGCGGATCGACGCCGGGGCGCTGGATCGCCGTATCGAAATCATGACCCAGACCAAGGTTCGCGACGCGGTCGGCCAAGAGCGTTCGACCTGGACCGTCACCGCGACCGTCTACGGCCAGCGCCTGGAACTGCGCACGTCGGACATTGAGCGCGGCGCCGGTCGCCAGGCCGTCCCAGCGGGCCGCTATCTGATCCGATACCGTCCAGGTTTGACGGTCGCGCACCGAATTCGTGTGGACGGTCAGACCTACGCCATCACCGCAATCGACGAACCGGATCGTCGCTCGACGCTGGTCGTCACGGTCGAGGGGGTGGCGGAATGACCGTCACCGTCACCACTACCGGCTTCGCCGCGCTCGAATCTAGGATGAAATCGCTGTCGAACGATTTTGCGACCAAGGTCGGCCAATCGGCCAACCGCGCCGGTGCCGTGGTGATCCAGAAAAAGATCAAAGAAGGCGTCCCGATTGGCCCGCATGCGGAGGGTTCGATCCGCAACCGCACTCGAAAAAGTGGTAGGGTCGTCCAGGAAAAGCACAGCAAGATCATCAACAACGTCAAGGTGCGGAAAGTCAGGGCGGAAGCTGGTCGGGTCATCAACGCGATCGTGATCGGAAAGGACGCGTATCACGCTTCGTTTGTTGAATTTGGCAGCATCCATAATGCCCCGAACCCGTTTTTCCGCACTGGCTTTGCGCTCGCGAGCGAAGATGCCGTCGATCGTATCAAAACCGTCCTGGCCCGTCGGCTGGACAAGGCGGGCGTATGATCGAGGCCCAGCTTGTCGCCCATCTAGCGGCCCTTTGTCCGAACATGTATCCCGGCGCTGCGCCGCTCGACTATTCGACGCCGTGTGTCGTCTACAATCGGATCGCGACCGACCCGAACGACGATCTCGAAGGGTGGACCGGAGAAGGCTGGCTGACGTTCCAGATTGATGTCTACGATCCCAGCTATCTCGCGGCGAAAGAACTGGCCGCCGACATCCGCGACCACATGATCGAATGGGATGACGACACGGTCCAGTCGGTGACCTGGATCGGCGAGACCGACATGATCGACGAGACGACCGATACCAGCCTGTTTCGGACGATGCTGCAATTTCGCCTGTTCGCGGTCCTCTGACCAACAAATCAAATCGCGCCGTTGCCTAAATAATTGCGTCCGGCGCGCCTGTGCGTCGAAGTAACCCTATATGGAGACGCGAATAAATTATGGCATCCGGTGCAATCCACAGCCGCAAAACGAAAATTGAAATCACCAACGGCGCGACCAAGGTCCAGATCAAGGGACTGACGCAATTCTCGGGTCTGGGCGGTGGTTCCGCTTCCGTCATCGACGTGACCGATCTCGACAGTGACGCAAAAGAAAAGATGATCGGTCTGGCCGACGAAGGTCAGGTCACCCTGTCCCTCAACTATATGCCCGCCGATCCCGGTCAGGTCGCCCTCGAAGAAGCGCGTCTGTCGGGCGAACTTTCCGAATTCGTCATCACCCTTCGGAGCGGTGCGACCTACACCTTTTCCGCCGCCGTGCTGTCGTTCGAAAAGTCGGGCGGTGTTGACGCGGTCATCGCCGGTTCGGTCGCGCTTGAAGTGTCGGGCCTGGTCGTGAAGGGCACCGCCGCTTAACCATGGCGATCCTTTCCAAGGGGGCGATCTTTGCGGCCGCCCCCGCCACCATTGAGGTCGAGATTCCAGAGTGGGGCGGCTCGGTTATGGTCCGCGCCTACAGTCTGATCGACCGTATCGCCCTGATGGATGCCGCGACTGAAAACGCCCACGCGGTCGAACTCTTCCAGCGCGATCAGGCGCTGGATGAAGACGAACGGGAAGGACTCGACGAGGTGAAACGCTTCGACGCCGCTGTGCTGGAGATCATCCATAGCTGCGTCGATGAAACGGGCGCCCGCCTGTTCGACCTGGCCGATCACGACCGTATCCGCGCGCTGTCCTACACGTCTTTGCAGTCGATCATGATCGCGATCCGGCAGATCAACACGGTGCCGGACCAGGCTGCGCTAAAAAAAAGTTCCGATTAAATTCTGATCGACGGTTCCTCTTTCGCTTGGCTCTGCAAATGGGCCGGACGGTGAAGGAACTGTCGGCCACCATTTCGGCGGATGAATTTGCCGAATGGCAGGCATATTACGAGGTCGAACCATTTGGTTCGCCGGTGGAAGACGATCGCTTTCGTAACCTTCTCGCCCTGCAATATTCCGGCCTTGGCGGGAAAGAGGAAATCCACTGGCTGGACCGTGATCCCGCATGGTCGGCGCACCTGCGTGACCTGGCACGGCCGCCGCTCGACGACGCGATCGAAGCCTATTTCGAAGCCCGGATCGCCGCTCAGAAGGCGCCATCGACCTAAATAATCGATGGCTGATCTAGGTTCTCTCTTCGTAAACCTCGGATTGGAATCCGCGCAATTCATCGCCGGGATGAAGAAAGCAGCGGCCCAATCCGAGGCAACCAACAAAGCAATTTCCCGCGCGATGGATGGCGCGAAGACGGCCGTCACTGGCCTCCTGGCGGTTATGTCGGTCGATGCTTTTGTGTCAGCCGCGCGGGCCGCTTTTGACTACGCCGACAGCATCGTGGACCTCGCGGATCGAACCGGCGCCACTACCAAATCGATTCAGGAACTCCGATACGCTGCCCAGATGACCGGCAGCGACTTCGCGTCGGCCGACGGCGCGCTGGAGAAATTCGCGAAAAACCTTGGCACCGCACAATCTGGCGGCAAGGCGATGGGCGAAGTCTTCAAATCGTTGGGCGTCACGTCCAGCGACTTCGACCAGGCGCTGCGCGAAACCATAGACGGTATCAGCAAACTGCCGACCGTCAGCCAGCGCAATGCAGCGGCGCTCCAGGTTTTTGGCAAGTCGGCGGGCACTCTGACCGCGCTGATGGGCGAAGGCGCGAAGGGCTTCGACGAATTCGCCGACAAGGCGGCCGATCTTGGCATCGTGCTGGGTGATGACCTGTTGCGCAACGCTGGTCAGATCAACGATCGCTTGGATACGTTGAAGATGACCCTCGACGCGCGGTTCGCGTCCGCCATCGTCCAGAACGCCGACGCCATCGGAAACCTCGCCGACCAGGTGGTCAAGATCGCGACCGCCATGGCGCAGTTCTGGAGCCAAAATCCGACAGCGGCCATGGCGATTATGGGCGCGCTGGCTGGTGGCATTGGTGGCGGGCTTGTGGGCGGCTTGCCCGGAATGGTCGGCGGCGCAGTCGCGGGCGGCATCGGTGGCGCCGTGCTGGGATACAATAGTCGCGGCGAACGCAAAACGTTGACCGACGAACGCGCGTCGCTAGTCGCCCAAAACACCGGAAAGAATCCGCTCCTTGCTGCGGTCGGCATCGACGCCGACGCGATCGGCAAGGGATCGCCACAATGGAAGAAGAACGAAGCCCGGATCAAAGCCATCGACGCCCGCCTGGCGCGAATGACGGCAGAGGAAGAGGCTGCGGCCAAACTGCTTGCTGGTGGAAACGGCGGCGGCGGTGGTGGCACTCTTCCACCTGTCGCCGGTGGCGGCAAGAAATCGACCGGCAAGACCGCCGCTGAAATCGCAGCCGAACAGTCTGCCCGCTTCACCGCCGACATGGCGTCGGGCGACATGGAACTGCTGTCGGCGAAACAGGCGCTGCTGTCCGATATCGTTGAGCAGTCCGCGTTGGAGCGCGAGATGCTGGCTATCGAAACGGATCGCCGAAAGGCAGCGATCGACCAAGACGTGGCGGACAAGAAGCTGACGGTGGCACAAGGCGACGCGCTCAAGCTGCTCGAAGACAAGATCGAATACACGCGGGCGGACGAGATCAACCTGCGCGAAAACGAAGAACTGGCCCGCCAGGCACTCGATGTTCAGCACTCTTATCTCGATAATAGCCGTGACCTCCTCGGGTCGGAAATGGCACTCGCGCGATCGTCCGCCGATCGTCGCGCCATCAGCCTGCGCCTGGTCGATCTCCAGTATCAGCAGGAGCGGCTTTCGATCGACGCGATCCTTGCGTCGAAACAGTCCACCGCCGCAGAAAAGGCCATCGCGGAGGCTAGGCTTGGCGTGCTGGATCGTCTCCAGGCCAACGACACTGCGGCGGTCAGCCGTGACACGATGGGGCCGTTGGGTCAGTATCTGGACGGCATCCCCCGCACGGTCGGGGAAATCCAGGATGCGCTCGGCAGCGCTGCGGCGGAAGGCTTGGGATCGTTCAACGACGGTCTGCGCGAAGCGATCCGGGGTGCCGGAAATCTGGGCGATGCGTTCGAAGCGGTCGGTGACCGGATCATCGACAAACTGATCGACATCGCCCTCCAGCAAGCGATTTTGAAGCCGCTGGGATCGCTGTTTGGATCAGTGCTAGGGTCGATTGGCACCAGCCTCGCGGGTGGCGGTGGCAGCGATATCGTGCTGGGCGGTGCGGCTCTCAAAATCGGCGCGCGCGCTAATGGTGGCCTGACCCGCGCTGGCACCTATGTGGTCGGCGAACGCGGCCCGGAAATTGTCAATGTTGGGAATACAGCCAACACGGTCCCGAATCACGCTCTTCGAAGCATACGCGGCGCGGGCCAGGCCGGTCCCGCCGTCACCATCGGGAACATCACCAGCAACGACCCCGCGATGGTGCGCGCCATGGTCTTTGAGGGGATCGCCCAGGCGGCGCCGCTCTTGTCGAAACAGGCGAGTGATCGAACGCTGGGTCGGTTCCAGCGGCCGACAATGTGACGGGAGGCATCCGCCTAAATAATGGATGCCGACCTATCCATTGTCCTTTCCCGCCGTCACCCCGAATTCAGAGCGCCTGGCGGTCAATCGTCGCCAGGCCGCTATCGCGTCCAATTTTTCCTTGGTCCAGCAGACGATCAACACCGCCAGCCAGTGGACGCTGACCTGGACCTGGCCGCCGATGCGCCAGAATGTCGCCGAACGCCTGCGCGCCTGGCTCAATAGCTTGCGCGGACAGGTCGGTCATTTTCGTTACTGCCCTCGACAAACCGTCACTTCGACGCTGACGGGTCGGAAGGTCGCCGAGACCGCCTATGCCTATCTGTCCGCCGTCGTGATGGGCGGATGGGTGGCGGGACAGGCCAGCCAGCTTCGGATCGGCCAGCTATTTTCCATCGGGTCGCAACTGTTCGAAATCACCGACGCACCAGCAAACGCCGATGCCAATGGCCGGTGCCTTGTTCAGTTCGAACCGGCGCTTCGCCAGACCTTTGCGGTCGATACCGATGTCGAATTTTTCCGGCCCAGCGGTCTGTTTCGGCTGAATTCGAGCGAAGGCCAGACCTATACGCTGACGCCTGGCGGGCAGCGCGGAAACTTGGCCGAATTCGGCACACTGACCGCTGTGGAGGCGGTGGGCGCATGAGACCCGGCACCACGCCCGAAATCACTGCTGCCCTTGCGGAAGCAGGCATTACGACGGCTCTGTTGGCACGCCTGGATTTCAAAAGCGGCACGGTTTGCGCCTGGACTGGCGGCCATTCGATCAAGGTGACCGGTTGGGCTGACAGCCTCTTGAACGATCAGACCTTTCACCCGCTCGAAAACGGCGTGATCGTCGATATCGGTGACAACAGCTTCTCGTATAGCGGCTCCGAAGCGTTGGAAATCGCGCTTGGCCTGCCGTCTTCGGTGCCACTCGCGCTTGAAGCGGCGGCGGTCGAGCCGACCGAATATCAGGGGCGAACGGCCACGATTTGGCGCGCGCTTTTGATCCAGCCTGGCCTGATCGCCGAACCGCATTGGGTCTTTCGTCGAATTCGATCGGGCACGATGGACACGGTCGAAGTCTCCGGTGACGGACTGTCGCGGACGTTCAAACTGTCGATCGAAGGCCATGCTGGCATGATCAGCGCGGCCACCCAGGGCACCTATCTCGACCAACCGAAATTCGATCCGAATGATCGGTCGCAGGACTATGTGTCTTCGATCGCGAACGGCGACGATCTGATGAAGGCGGCGCCGACGGGTTGGGCGGCGGTCCAGTCCACGATCAACAACTGGCAGCAGCGTTAGGCGTAGGGCGGTTAAGCTAAATATGGGATGCAGCTTGCGTCCCACAGATATGGCGATTGGGAAGATCGCCTCCGCACATACCTCGACCGCGTAAACGACGAACCCTTCAAGTGGGGCCGCCACGACTGCGCCTTGTTTGCCGCCGATTGTATCCGGGCGATGACCGGGTTCGATCCCGGCGAAGCGTATCGCGGACGATACGACACCAAGACCGGCGCGGCTGAAGCGCTGCGCGAATTCGGCGCGGGGACGCTCCTTCGGACGGTCACCTCCTGGCTTGGAAAATCCAAGTCGATCCATCTCGCCCAACGCGGCGACATCGTCATGAATGCGGACCTGTCCTGTGGCGTCTGCGTCGGCCCCTACAGCTATTTTGTCGGTGAAGGCCCTGGCCAGGTCGGTCTGATCCCGGTCCCGACCGCTAGTCTGAAATACGCCTTCAGCGTGCCCTTCGAAGCGCCGGTGGCGATCGATGGGTAAAGTCGTAACGACCGTCCTGGTCGTCGCCGTTGCGGTGGCGATCGTCGTGTTTGCCCCGCAGATTGCGGCGGCTATTGGTGCCAGCGGCATTTTCGGCGCAACCGTCACGGCGGCCACGCTCGCCACTATCACGTCGTCGCTGGTCGGCCTTGGCGTTTCGCTTGGCATGGCTGCGGCCGCGTCGGTGCTGCGCAAGGCTCCGTCGATGTCGCAGTCGCTGGTCGATCGTCTTCACACCAGCGTCGTTCCCAGCGCCCCGCGAAAGATCGTCTTTGGCACCACGGCGGGCGGTTCGGACGTTCGCTTTGCAGAAACGTTCGACCGCGCCGGTTCGAAAAAGGACGGTTACGCGCAGATCATCGCGCTCGCGAGCCATCGGATCAATGCGGTCAAGGAATGGTATCTCGAAGAGACCCGGACTTGGGCGAACGGCGCGATCGTCGATAGCCACGATGGTGGCGTTCTGGCCGTCCAGACCTGTCTCGAAGGCAAGCCCGGAAACGGATTTTCCTGGGGATCGGGGAAATATTGGACCCCGCAATCGACCTTCACCGGCTGTGCCTACCTCGCGACCCGATACAAGCTGGATTCGAAGGTTTGGCCCAGCGGCATCCCATCTCGTTACACCACGATCGTCGAGGGTTGCCCGCTTTACGATCCCCGCCGCGACAGCACAAATGGGGGCAGCGGTTCCCACCGCATCGCGGACCAGGCGACCTGGACATTCCGGGAAGGCGCGGTCGAAATCGGCCGCAATCCCGCGCTGGCGCTGCTGACCTATCTGCTCGGTTACCGGATCAATAACAAGCTGGTGTGGGGCATGGGCATCCCGGCCCATCGCATCGATTTCGACAATTTCCGCGCCTACGCCAACCTTTGCGAAGAGCGCGTCCTGACCCAGTCTGGCGCGACGGTCCAGCGCTACACCGCCGATGGCACCTTTTCGACCGCTGACCCGCACGAAACCGTCATAAATGGCCTTTCGGCAGCCATGGGTTCGTGCAAGCTGGTCGATACGTCCGGCGTCTATCAGCTTGTCGGCGGTTACGACGACACGCTCGGCCCAAAGGTCGATTTTGACGAAAACGACCTGGTCGCCGCAGCCGGATCGGCATCCCCGTATCTGTGGAAACCGGCGCCGCCGACCCGCGAGTTGCACAACATCGTGCGCGGTCGCTTTGCCGATCCGTCCTCGCTCTATCAGCTTGTCGATTGGGGTGTGGTCGAAACCGATCCGCTACCGGACGCGATCCCGCGCACGCTATCGTTGGATTTGGGCCTTGTCACCCGCGCAGAGACTTGCCAGCGTATCGCGAAGCAATGGCTGCTCCGCGAGGCCAAGACGCCTGGCGTTTTCAGCGCGACCTTTGGTCCGAAAGCCTTCCGCGTCCAGGTCGGCTCGCTGATCACCATGTCCCTTCCCGAACGCGGCTGGAACCGTAAGCTGTTCAGGGTGATCGAGCAGGTCGAGACCCACGATCTTCTATTCACCATGGCGCTTCGCGAAGAATCCAGCGAAGTCTACGCTTGGGACCGCGAGGAGAAGCCGCTTCCCGCGACGATCCGACCCGACGGCTATAATCCGCGCGACGCGATCGCGCCGGAAAATCTCACGGTCAGCAGTTCGGTCATTGAAGGCGCAGGCGGTCAGCAAGTCAGCGAAGTCGAAGTCACCTGGCTTCCCGCACCGTCCGCGCGCATCGTCGGAATCCAGATTGAGAGCCGACCGACCGGCGCCATCGCTTGGACCGAACAGGCCGCGATCCACGATCCCGTGTCCGGTGTTTTCCGGTTCGGGTCGAATGTCGGCGGCGTCGATCTCGCCGTGCGTGCCCGCTATCGTATGGATACCGGCGTTTACAGCGAGTGGGTCGGCGCGGATGTCGTGTCGGCTGCGATCGAGATCGTCGATGGCCAGGCGCGCGAAAACGCCACCACCGCAATCGACACCGCGCAGCAGGCGCAGGAAACCGCGAATTCGGCCGTCAGCCAGACATCGATTCTGAACCAGCAGCTTGCCCAGCTTGATGCCGACGTGGCTGCCCAAAAAGAGACGACTGACCAGCTTGTCGAAACCTTTGGCTCTACTGACAGCGCGCGTGACTATGCGACGGTTGCCGAGACGGCGGCAGGGAACAGCGTAGCCGCAAACGATCAGGCGCAGATCGCAGCGCAGGCCATCGACCAGGCGAAAGCCATTGTCCTGTCTGCCCGCGATCAAACCCAACAATTTTCCCAAGATACGGCGGCAACAAAAGCCGCGACTGAAGTGCTCAAGACCGCGACCGAACAGGTGCGCGATCAGGCGCAGCAGGCCGCCCAGTCCGCCCATGGTTCGGCCCAGAGTGTTGCCAACAATGTCGCGATCGTCACTGCGAAGACCGACGAAACGGGACGATTGGCAGCAGCGGCCGACGCCAGCAGGATCGCCGCAAGGACCGTCGTGGCGGCTATGCTTCCGCACGATTTCGCCCAAGGCTTCGAATATTGGGGTGCAGACTGGGCAACCGGATCGGCTGCGATGTCCTCGGATTGGACGCTGGTCGATACCCCGTATGGCCGGGTCGCACGCATCACGAACTCGGGTGGCGATAAGGACATCGCGAACGTCGGGTCGATTGCGATCGTAGCCGGTCGTAAAATGCGGATCACCGTTAAATGGCGCGTTGTCGATAGCTATTCGGGTGTCCCGGCGATGCAGATTTTCCGCATCGGCATCCCTGGCGTCTCTGGTGTCCAATTCAACAATGCCGCAAAAGACTTCGGCATTCCGGTTTACGCGATCGGGTGGGGCGGCAACGGTGGCTTTGCCACTGCCGTCTATGAATTCTCGTCCGATGACCTCGCGAACGGAAATCCACAATCTGCCCGCGCGCGTGTCCTGGTCCGGCTGAATTCGCCAGGTGTCTATGATTTCCAGTCGATCCGTTTCGAAGATGTGACTGGAGAGGTTATCGCGGCCGGTCACGCGCAGGCGAGTGCGGAAAGCGATCGTTCAGCCGCAGCGCACGAAGACGCCTCCAGCCAAAATGCGGCGGCCACTCAAGCCGACCGAATTCTCGCGCAGACCGCCAGTGGTGATGCGAAGACATATCGCGATCAGTCCGTCGCTGTCCAACAAACCGTTTCGGGCCAGGTCAGCACAGTCACTGAGCAGGCGGGAATTGCGGCCCGTGCCGCGAACATCGCTGCGTCCCGTGCCGGTGGCAACATCGTCGGCAAGGCCACATTCGACGCGACCGGCCGTGGCGATTGGGGCGGTTCTGGAACCGTCCAATACGATAGTTCGATCAATGCCTACGTCCTTCAGCAGACCGATCGTGATTTGACCGAGGGGGACATGATCCCCGGCGATTGGTCCAACCGGAACATTCGCGTCTCTGGCAACGCCGCCGCCTACGCTGATTTCCCAGCCGGTGCTGGCTTGAATTTTCAACGAGCGGACGGATCACTATCCTACGTTTATTGGCAGGCTAGACCCGCCCATACCGGCTACGGCGATTTCTCTTTCATTCTGACCCTGCCGCAGAATGTTGTGGCGATCCGTCCGTTCCTGAACAGCGATGGAAACTGGGGCGTGGCCGGACACGGCGTCAACTGGCGCAGTATCCGCATGGAAGATATCACGCAGGAAACGCGAGCGAGCGGTTTTGCTGATGCTGGTGCTGCCCATGCGGCTACAGCCTCCGCCGCGAACGATGCAGCAGGGAAATCTGCCCAAGCCGCTGAAGTGTCGAACCTGGCCTCTAAAGCGAATTCGGATAATGCGCAGCGCAGCGCCGAAGCTGGTGCCGCCCACGAGGCGGGTGCGGCATCGTATTCGAACAATGCGGAGCAACAGGCTGCGGCGGCAGAAAAATCAAAACTGACGGCGCGGGCGACTGCCCAAGCGATGATGCCCTCCGATTTCACCGACATTTCGATGTGGACCGGTGATTGGGGCGGCGGAACCGGATCATACGAGGGCGATTCCCGCTTCACCGCCTACGACGACAGTTCAGAAGGCCGTGTTCTGCGGGTCTGGAACAATCCGGCTTGGGCGCCCCACGTGGCATCGGTTGGTCGCGAGCCGCTGGTTCGGGACAAAACCTACAAAATCACGATCACCTGGAAGCTCGTGGGCCAACAGCCCAGCGAAAATCCAGTCAATGGCGCGCTATACGCGGTCGGAATCCACGCGAACGGGACCGCGAATGGCTATATTGAGACCGGTTGCAGCATTGCGCCGGGTTGGGCCGGTTGGGGTTCGGGATGGGCAGTCCAAAGCCTGACCGTGACATCGAACTCTTTGATGGACCAGGGCTGTCAGTGGATTCGCCCGCTGTTCCGCCTCGATTCCCAGGGCGTCTATTTTTACAAAACCCTCGAAATCCGCGACGTTACCGGCGAGGTAAATGCGGAGGGATCGGCACAAGCTAGCGCTGAACATGCCGCGTCCGCAAGCGCTGCCAATAATGCAGCAGGCCAAAACGCAGCAGCCACGCAAGCTGATAGAATTGCGGCCGAGACTGCGCGTGGCGCTACCGAAGCCCTTCGCGATCAGACCGTCACCATTCGCGATGACACTGCTGGTTTCGCGCAGACGGCTACCGATCAGACAAACCTAGGCGCACAATATCGCGACCAATCGGGTCAATCCGCTAATGCATCGGCGGGCAGTGCCGCGTCCGCGCAGTCGGCAAACGATCAGGCCGGTCAGCACGCCGCTGCGGCGCGCGCGGAGCGGCTAATGGCCGAAACGGTCGTGCAATCGACGCTGCCTTCGACGTTTGGTGACCTCCGCAACTTCACTTGGGATTATACCAACGGGACCAACACCCTCGCGGATGACAGCCGCTATAACGCATATGACAACCCCACATTTGGGCGCATAGTCCAAGTCCAGAACGATCCGGCTTTCAGCCCGCATATGTCCACCAAGGGGCGTCTCGCGCTGGTCCGTGACAAGACGTATCGCATCACGGTGAAGTGGCTGCTGGTAGGTTACCAGAGTGGCGAGAGCGTCAACGCGTCGATGTTTGCGATTGGTATCAAGCCCGACAACAGCCAGTATAATGACGTTAATCTGGGGGTGACGATCTCGTCTGGACAGGCGGGTTGGGGAACCGGGCAATGGGCTACACACACACTCGACATCAATGCGAACACACTGATCGATCAAGGTTGTGCATGGGTGCGGCCGCTGTTCCGATTGGACAGCCGGGGCATCTATTTCGTCCAGCAGATCGAAATTCGCGACCTTACCAGCGAGAACACGACCCGGATTTATGCGGAGCAAACCGCCGCAAACAGGGCCGCCGTGACCGATCTCGCTGCCAGCGTGTCGTCCACGGCGCTATTGGTCGCGTCTTACTCGACAGCGGGTGGCAATCTGTTGTCGAATACCGATTTCCAGACCCGAGATAACTGGAACTATTATTCCGCGATATCGGGCGTCGATTTCGACCTGAACCTTGCGGGCGATGGGTGGCATCCGATCGAAGAGAACGTCCTGGCGATCCGTCAGAACAATGGCACGTCCAGCGGCTACAGCGAGTGGACGCAGACGATCAACATTCGCGGCGACACATGGTATGACGTGTCTGGTCGCGTCGCTGCCCATCGCACCCAGGCGATCGAAGTCTACATTCAGTGGATTGATGCGAACGGTCAAACGCCATGGGGCGCGCCTTCTACGGGGTCGTTCGTTCCGAGTTCGGGTGGCAACACAGTCGGTAGCTTTACCCGATATGGCTTCAAAGCGAAGTCGCCATCAGGCGCCGTTCGTGCGAACTTCATCATGCGCAAGTTCGCCACGATCGCGGGGCAGGGGGATAGCTATGCGTGGTTCCTCCAGCCCCAGGTGCGCGAGACTTTTGAGAACGCGCCGTCGCCTGCCGCCTATTCGCCTGGTCGCCCTGGTAAGATGCTCGCGAACATGTCTTCGTCGATCGCGACGAACCAGAACGCAATCGCAACTGCTAACACCAGCCTGGCAAATCTGACGACCACGGTTGCCGCGAATGGCGCTTCGATATCGACCATCAATTCCGCGCTTTCTTCGACCGATGGCAAAGCCAATCAGGCGCTGGCCCGTGCTGCCGTCCAGCTTGATGTCAACGGCTACGTCAGCGGCTGGGAAACCAGCAATGACGGCCAGTCGTCCGATTTCACTGTGTCGGCCGACCGTTTTCGCATCTTGAAACCGGGTGGTGGCGCGCGGATGGAGTTCATCAACGGCCGTATGATCGCGACCGATGGCTCGTCGTGGATGTCGGTTTACGGTCAGCCCTTCGGTGCTGGTAACCGGTTCGTCGAGTGGACCGGCCCATATTTCGCTGATCTCAACCAGTGCAGCGAGGCGAACGCTAAGAAATATGTTCGTGTTAACGGCGACGTATTTTTCGGCGGCACGCTGCTCGCGGGTTCGATCCGCAACAGCCAGCAGACCAGCAGCCTTGCCAACAATGCCTCGGTTTCGACCGGCGCCTTCGGTTCGAACGGTGGCATGATCGTCGCGAACGCGTCCTGGACATACAGCTACACCAGCGAGCAGACCTATGCGGCGACGACGCAGGGGCGGAACGCGTTCGACGCAGATTTGGACTCGTTCGGGCGGCAGTTTCTCCAGGCAAGCGGTGGTGATAGCTGGACTGGGTCGAAGTCAATCGGCCTGGACGGTAATGGCGTTGTGCTGAACCTTCGTCGGAACGGTGCGCTTGTCGCCAGCCAGGCGGGTGGAACCGGGCTTCTGTCGCTTGAAGGCGTTCGTCCGATGCCTGGTGATAGCGGCGGCCGGATCACCTGGACCTACAGCTATGCGGCGTCGCTGACCTATACTGATCCCGAACATAACACCGCGTCGCGCACATACAGCGCCGACATCACGCGGAATTTGGGATCGGGGGCGAACGTCACGCAGCGCGTCGGGGTCAGCACTGTCGAATGATAAATACCGACATGGATATCACAGCAGAAACGACCCTCCGCGAGGTCAACGCATTTTCGATCGCCACGCTTGAAGCGCTGATCGCCGACATCGACGCTCTCCGGGCCAGCGCCCAGGGTGCGACGTTGGAGCAGGACTATCCGACCGCCCAGGTGGTCGGCCAAGCCATGTCCAGCATGTCGGGCATCCGAATGCAGCTTGAGACGCGGCGCGTGACGCTGGAAAACGTGCGCCGGGGTTGGGACGGTGAAGAGCCGCTGGGCGCCGCAGGCACCTTCACCCCGACGCTGCCGGTGACGCCCGCGTGATCGACCGTTTGAAAAGCGCGGGTGGGAAGATCGGCGCTGGCGCGATCTGGCTGTGGCACCTCCCGCCTGTGCGATCCGCCATCGTAACGAACATCGTCCGTGTCGTCGGTGGTGGCGCGATTGGTTCGATCATTGTCGCTATTGCGGACGGCCTCGCGAACGGTGGATGACACCAGCCTGATCCTCGGTCGGCTTGAAGGGAAAGTGGACAGCATTCAGGCGACCCTTTCCGCCATCGTCCAGCGCCAGGATGCGCACGAAAGTCGGCTGTCTTCGCTGGAAGGCGCTGTTCGCACGATCGAGGCCGACCGTGCGGCCATGATCCCCGGTTATCGTATTGTCGAGGCCGATCTAGCCGACCTCAAGACGTGGCGCACCACCGTCGAAGGCAAGGCGCGGGGGTGGATCGAAGCCGGTGGTTTCTTCAAATTTGCAGTTGGTGCATTGGTCGGAATCCTTGGATATCTGGGTGCGCAAATCGTTGTCGCACCAGCCGCAACAACTTCACCTCCCGCAATCACGACTGCGACGGAACAGAAACTTTGAATATGACTAAGTGCGATGAATGGACTTGGCTATAATACAGATACGGCATGTGTGGGTTTTGAGCCAAAATTGCAATTTTAATTTTCGCTCAGCGTTGGGCCAGAAATTTCCGCAATTTTGAAGAAATTTAAGATATCTTGCTTGTTCAATAATAATTCGTCATACCATTCATGGGAAATTGCGTCGCTGTAATTATCTTTTTTTAGGTATTTGGTATTTTCCTGCATTAATAGATTTCCATGCTTGGAATTCGCATGTTTGAGTAGGTTTACCACTAGATGCAAATTTTTTAGTTCCCGGTCTACACTGTAGCCCATGGCTTCAACATCATGAACGAGTGTTGTGAATTTGCCATTGTGCTTTTTTGTCCAAGATCGTGCAGATCGTTCCCAATAATGAAATATAGCAATGGCAAATGCCTTGTTTAAGTCTGACTCTGTTTCTTCAGCAACTTCGGCAGAATAAAGAAGAATGTCGCGCGGGTCCGCGATCACATTTCCATCATCATCGCGTTCAATTTGGTCGTTGTTGGTTTCGGCGACCTCTTTATCGTGCTGGTCGATGTCATCGTAAGCAGCCCTTATCCGCAGGCCAATTCCATCCATTGCAGATAAGTAGCTATCTCTGAGGCGGCTGAGGCCTTCTTGGTAGAGCCAGCCAAGTAGATTGTAAGAGATAGGTGCCATGAATGGCGACTACTGCGTTTCAAAGAATGGCGCAAATGCCAGTGGTCGTCGGCTCCGTATAAATAGCGGTTATGTGACCCTTTCGAGCCGTCCTGGCTCACCTATGCCCGCACTCTGGTCGGCGTTCGCGAAATCGTCGGCCCCAAGCATTCGCCCACGATCATGTCGTGGATCAAAGCGCTTGGTCCGAAAATTCTCGGCATCGCCGTCGATTCCGATGAAACCGCCTGGTGCGGCACCTTTGCCGCGCACGTCGTTTCCCACGCTGGTTTCCAGCCGCCGAAAATCGCCGTCCGGGCATCGTCTTGGGACGCTTTCGGCGAACCGGTCGAAAAGGCTTATCTCGGCGCCATCGTCCGGTTCCAGCGTCCTGGTGGCGGTCACGTCGCGTTTCTGACCGGGGTCTCGGCTGACGGTCGGCTGTTCCGCGTGCTGGGCGGAAACCAGTCGAATTCGGTCAACGAGACCTGGATCGAACGCAGCCGGTGTGCTGCTATGCGATGGCCGAAGGGGGCCGCGAAGCCGATCGCGCTGGCACCGGTGGTGAATTCGGCGGGCGCGAAGGTTTCGACGAATGAAGCCTGACGCCCCGCGCTACCGGTCGAAATTCGAAGCCCGTTGCGCCGCGCTCGTCCCGGCCGAATTCGCGCACGAAGCCATCAAGCTGCCCTACACCATCGCCCACACCTATCTGCCCGATTTTGTCGATGTCGAAGGTCGGCGGATAATCGAGGCGAAGGGTCGTTTTCTCGCAGAGGACCGAAGGAAAGTTCTGGCCGTTCGCGACCAGCATCCCGACTGGACGATCGAGATGTGGTTTCAGAACCCTCGGCTGAAAATCTCGCCGAACAGTTCGACGACGTATGCGGCCTGGTGCGATCGACATGGGATCGCCTGGCGCCAAGGTCCGGCCTGACGCGGGTGTTAGAGCAGGCTGTAAAGGCCTGCGGCCGACGATCCGATCATCATCGCAGCGAGAAAGATCGCCTGGACCTTGAGGACCAGCGACGATCGGTCGCGGTCATATTGGTGGTGGGGTTTCAAATGTTCGCCTTCAAAAAAAATACCCCGCCGAAGATGGCGGGGTAGGGTGGTTTCGCAATATCGGGGAGACCGTCTAACGGTCGCTGCCCCGCATCGGTTCCACGCCTATCGCATCAAGCCCACCAGCGCGGCGAACAGTGCCCCGCACAGGATGCCCAAGGCCAGCACGCCGTCGATTTCGAAAAACGATGTCGTGCGGGTCGTGGGATCGGTGTCGGGGCGGCGCAATGCTTGTCTCTCCAGGTGTGCGGGTCGGGATGAAACGACCGTTCTCGTCGATTGGTTGCGCGGTCAGTCGATCAGTCGGACGATCCCGCTGATCGCGGCGACGAACATCATCACGGCCAGAACGAACGCCTCGATGGTCAGCGCGATGTCGGGGCCGCTGCGCATCAGGTGTTGATCGCGCGGCGCTTGATCTCGTCGATCACCGCCTGTTGCTGGCTGGTCAGATTGTCGATGTCCACGATCCGATTACGAACCGCGATCAATTGCGAATTCGTCATCGCCGACGCTTGGGCTGCTGCTTTGAGGTGATCGTCCAC